CATCATAACAGTGTTGGGGTCAAGACTTAATGTATTAACTGCCAGAACTGTGTTGGCAAAATCATCGTCTTGAATTTTATCGTCTACTAGTGTCTGGGGTAAACTCAACGACTTGTCGTGATCAGGATTAACATGAATGATATCCCAATTTTTAAAGTATTCTGGCAAGCTTTCTTTGCTATGATAAGTGAGTAACAGCCCTGGTCTCAGTATAGACAAATGACTGTCCAAATGCCCACTGAAAACATTTTTATCCAACTGATGATATCGATAGTCTGGATACATTGCTTGTAGCCATTGACGTCCTAGCTCATTATGGCTTCCGCAGCCACTAACAAATATGTCTTTTCCATACCTTAAAATTGCAGCACCGTCTAATATCGGATCTTGTTCTACTACAATGTCGTCATAGTCAACTTCTATGTTTTTGTAATCATGCCTTGGCAACGGCATGTTAAGCCAACGTGCACCGCCCTGGAGTTTTTCGATTAGCAAATCTCTCCAGTAGTAGGTTTCAAACGTTCTTTCTTTTTGCCAACTAGCTGATTCAATAATATCGTTGCCCATAACTAAAAACACATCTCTTGGAGTTAATGGTATCTTTGTTCCCATACTATCCCAATAAGGCGTGCAAACTTGTGTGTTGTTGATACTAACTGGACGATGTACTTTAATATCCCTTGACTCAAGGATTTTTTGTATTTGATTGAGTTCTTTTTTCGTTTTGTTAAAAATGTGAGTAAGTCTCGGGCGTTGTGCAGCATCGCAAAAATCTATCACATTGTGATCAACATCGCCTAACATTATTTCTTTAACTGTATCGAATGTATTAAACGAGTTTATTGTCATCTTTTTTCCCAAGGGTTGTTCCCGCTCTCGTCGAGGAATACCCAGTCTTCTTTGCTGCTAAGTATTTTTGATATAGGTGATTCCTTGTCAAATTTACTCTTCCAATCATATCCTGCTGCAAATTTAAAAATTATCTGACCAAACCATCCAAATGTATTTCCATTGATGCCATATATGATATCTAAATAATGTTCCTGTTCTACTTCAGTTAACTCATCCCACCATTCTTGATTTAATACAGGTCGATAATCTGCATTATAGAAATTTAACCAAGCATTGTTAATCAAAATTGAATTTATTTTTAAATATTTGTGCTGTGCTTCTACGTTTCCCAAAAATTCAAAACAGATTGTATTTTGTTTAGACTCAACATATTCGTTGTAAAATCTTATTGTTTCAGTGTGCACTATCCCGGGAGAGTATACTTTTTCAAACATCACTGAATCATTGATGCTTACCTTAATCGAAACATCTGTGTTCTCATGGTATACTTCAATTGGTATTTCGTGTGAAAAATTCAATGATCGGTTATTCATATCGTTCTTCATCCTGCACATGTGTTGGAGCGGGTGATGAGATTCGAACTCACGACAACTTCGTTGGCAACGAAGAGCTCTGCCACTGAGCTACACCCGCTTGTAGTATTAGTTATACTGTATCTACTTGTTCGGTTAAAATTCTAAAAGTGTCGTTCCAATTTTCAACTTTGTATGATTTGCCTTTGCTTTGTTCAGCTATTGCATCTGCCAATGGGGCGTCATTACCGCCGGGGAAAATTGCATCACCAAAAAAATGTAGTTCATCGGTGTCAGCAAAATCAACTAATATTTGACTTTTGTTATTGCCTTTTGGTGCAATATCCAATCCTGTTTCCCCACCTGATGTAGCAAGTAACTCTGGAAACATTAAGTTAAATGATTTAACAATCCTAGCACGTTCACGTTGTGCTTTATCCCATGTAACGTATAGTGCACGTTCGGTTAAACTAGCATTACGTCCTACTACACTAAAGTTTACCATACCAGATCGTTCTTCGATGTGATTGCCAGTGCGTACTGGAAATTTACTTTCGTATTCGCAACTGTCTAAGAAATATCTAGCAAGTTCAGGTAGTCTCCAGCTGCTAGTACGAATGTTTCTATCACCTTTCCATACATCACTACCGGAACATTGATAAACACGTTTACATTTATGATATATAACTTCGCCGATCTGTTCAATTGTTTTAGAGCGGTCACTTCCGGTAACTAGATATACATTGTTTCTCTCACAAAATTTACTAAACCATACAGCAAATTTTTGTCCATACGCTGTCTACTGTCAGTGAGTGTACCGTCTACATCAAATATGTAATTTTTAACCATCGTTTTTCCTACAAATATAATTGCCAATTACTAATATATCTAATCCGCATTTATTAAATGTTGCAACTGCATCTTCGGGTGTTTCTACAATCGGCTCTTGGCAATTAAAGCTGGTATTGAGCAGCATAGGAATGCCTGTGAGTGTATAGAACGCATCTATTAAGTCATAGTAGCAAGAGTTGAAATCACGTTGCACAGTTTGTATACGTGCAGTTCCGTCTACATGTGTTACACCTGGAATAGCATCTGAGTTAACTGGCATGATACGACTCATATATGGACTAGGCTGATTGGTGTCAAAATAGTCTTGATAGTGTTCATATAATACACTTGGCGCAAATGGTCTAAAGTCTTCACGTAGTTTAATTTTGCTGTTTATTATATCTTTAATTTTGGGATTTCTTGGATCCGCAAGTATGCTTCGATTGCCCAATGCCCTGTGTCCGCTTTCACTGGCACCTTGGTACCAGCCAACTATTGCACCGTCGGCAATAGCTTGTGCAACTTCGGTGTATATTTCTTCCATTGGTTTTTGTTGATACAACAATCCTTCAAATATAGCAGAATCTACACCATGTTTTTTTCCTGCATACACTGTAGGAACATGCACGTTGTTATTTAAAATGTAGTCAGCATGCATATAAGCGCCCAATGCTTGTCCTTCGTCTCCCGGCGCTGGTGGTACATGCACATTTACGTAATGCTTTGTAAACTCTTCATTCATATAACCGTTGTACGCAACACCGCCTGCAATGCATAGATTGTCTGATGTTTTGAGTGGATATACGTACTTCTTAACAAGCTCAAATGTAACTTGTTGTAGTGTGTAGGCAACATCTTCTTTAGAGACACGTTGTATAATGTCATCTGCACCGTCAGGAAGTCTTTGATTGGGATTTTCTAAATATTGATGAATCATTTTATGGACTTCATCATTGTATTTTCCAAATCCCACTAGACCCATAACTTTGCCAGCTTGTAGGAATTCAAATCCAAGCTCTTGTGCTAATGTATTCCAGCATCCACCAATTGACAATTGTTTAGTTAAATCAGTAATTGTACCATGTTTGTCAACAAAAATACAATTAAAATTTAGTCCTTTGTCATCGATTGCTAGTATATCACTTTCGTCAAATCCTGAATTTAGAAATGCATAAGCGGCATGACTTTGATGATGATCAATGTAGTAATAACTATCTGTGTGCAATCTATCCCACAAATTGGTTGGTATAAACTTTAAAAAATTAGAATCAGGTAAAATCTCTTCTACCAAGTCTTCAACGTATTCATACCCTAAGTTGGAAATAGTAAGCGCAAATATCTGCTCATCCTTGTTGAAATTAGGCAAAAAATAATCATCAAAAAATTCTCTACAGGGCACAGGATCACGCAAGAAATCTGGATTGAGATTGTGCTTTATTCTAGTGTGGCGTTCAACTTGATTGTGAACTAATCCATCATATGTATTGTGATCGTGATGATTTACTGCTATGGAAAATATTTTTGCCAAATTTCCGCATATCCTATATTGGTGCCCCGGGAGAGACTCGAACTCTCACGCCGTAAAGCACAGGTACCTAAAACCTGCGTGTCTACCATTCCACCACCGGGGCATTATTTTTTAATCGCTGCATAGTATATATGCACTTAACTTTCTACTGTGTTTATTATACACAAGTGACTGTTATACGTCAACCATTCTTTTTAAATCATGTATAGTGAAATCACTGTCTTTACTAATAGTCACTGTTTCGCCCATTCGTTTGAACACTTCTTCGCCGTCGGCAGTTTCTGTTTGATTAGCATGTGCTTGAGACTCGTCTAACCAAAATGTAGTGAAATAATCAATATCGCTGTTGTTTGTAAAATTAAACTTGTATACACCATTGAATCCAAAATAGAGGTTATTAATAATGAACTCAGGCGGTGTTTCGTCTTTTTCTTGATAATCAGCGATAATATTTTCAGGCCAGTTAACATAAAACGGCATTGTGTGCAGCACTGTATGTAGTATCGAATTATTGTCTATTGTTATACCTAGTAACTCGACACTTAAATCAGCTACAATATTATTACTATCGTCGACAATAGTATCGTCATTGGTTTTGTTGTAATGCTCAATGGACAATACATTTTGTAACAATGGATCAATGGTTAATGTGTGTTCACTGATCTCAAAAATTTCAGCATCAACGTATACTACATTGTTGACTGATAATCTCACCTTGGGAGATTTTCCATTAGCACGGTTGCCACGGAGCTTGATCTTTATTTCCATTACGTACTAGCCTGTTTTTAAAAGTTTTGCTTTGAATGCGCCCAAGGTTCAATTATATCAGCTGATAAACTGTTTTGTTCTCGGTCAAATTTTACGTTGCTGATCATAGTTCCAGTATTATCTGTTAATACTTGAACTTCATTCCAGCTACTTAACAACTGTTTTGTATAATTTGCTGCTTCAAACACTGGATACCCCAATTCCTCAACATGCGATTGTAGAATAATTCTTCGCTTTAATCGTTCCTTGTATGTTAATGTTGGGTTATCAATGCAAACCCAATCATTGACGTGATCGTTGTCTTGTACTAAGTTATATTTTTCCCTATCATCATACAAAGGAGTGCGTTTCAATAGATTCAGTGTGAGTCCTAAATTTACTTCTTCAATTGTGCCGTTATCTAGATATGGCTTGTATCGAGTAAACATTTCTTTTGTTAACTCAAAATCTTCCAAAGTCTCTGTAGGGTACCCTACAATCATCAACATGCGTACTTTGATTCCCACCCTATCTAGTTGGGAAATGCTGTAGTTAAGATCTTCTTCGCTGTAGCCTTTTTTCATGTGTTCCCTTACAGCCGGAGAACCACTTTCGATGCCAACTAACATTGTGCCTGCACCGGCTGCCTTCATGACATCAAAGTCTTTGGGTGGCATCTGTTTTGGTCCACGCACAATAAAATGGGTGTCCCAAATAAACTTTTTTTCTTCCGGTAGTGTTTTTCTATATTCAGCTAACTCCAGAGTCATTTCTCTAAATGCTTTCATACTACCATTGATTAAACTATCTGTAAATCTAAATGCAGTTGCACCATATGATTCGACTTGTTGACGAATTTCGTCGGCGATATTTTTACCACTGCGATAGTAAAACTTTGGCCACATGCTTGCAACATCACAGAACGTGCATTTCCTCACACACCCTCTGCTACCAGTAATCGGTAATGCTTCCAAGCCCTTAGAGTTAGTATAGGTTTTTAGTTCGTAGTCGTCATAATTAGGAAAAGCCAAACTATCAACGTCTTTAATTTGTTGCGGAGGTTTACCGTTGATCCCAGGATAATCAATGTTTCCTTTGAGTAACTCAACTAATGCAAGTTCTCCTTCGCCTCGTATATATGCGTTGATGATACGGTTTTCGTGTAAAGACTCTGCAAATTTAAAATCTGTAGCAATGCCGCCGCCGCCGATGACAATTTTAATAGCAGGGTTAAGCTTTTTAATTGCAACAGATAATAGGCGTGTTGCTCGTTGACTGTTGTAACTAAACACACTCATACCGACCCATGTTGGGTTTTGAGCAACAATTTTTTCAGCCCATGCTTCGATAACAGGAGCTAGCAATTTCCATGTTTTATTGTTATAAAAAGTGTGATAAAAAAAGAAGTTGTCAATGGCATTATGTAGTTCATGATTTTGAAATTGTTGATCAATTTCAGCATTAAGATCAAAAATAGTACTACTAAATCCGTGTGCAGATAAACTTCCTTTTAGCAACGCTGCCCCTGCCGGCGTATACCCAAAATCATCAACAATTCTCGGCGGTATTACTAAAACAATATCTTTATTCATATACCTATTTACCGATAATTGTACATCTATGTTATGGTGCCCCAAGAGAGACTCGAACTCCCGACCTACTGATTACAAATCAGTTGCTCTACCAGCTGAGCTATTGGGGCACTGTTTACCTTCTTACTCTACAGTTTGGGCAAAAGTCGTTAGTATCTAGTTCTGCTCTACATTCTGGACATGTTGTTTGTTGCATGAAAATATTTATCCTGCCTGCAGCACACCTATTTTTTTCTACAGTTGTTCCAAACAATAACTATATTGTAACACAGGTAAAAGCACATGTCAATGACTACATACATCCCAGATTCATTTGCTGGGCCAAATTTTAATAAGAAATTGCTAGCACTACTTCGCAGTGCTGGAATTGATCCTATAATTGCACATTCAATACTTCAGCGCCCAATCGTTGGCGGTATGTGGACTGTGCAACTTCCTGAGGTGCCTGAAGAAAAATGGAAACAACCAAACTTTCGATTAGTATTGCATGCACAGGACTTTGTAAACTGGTACAAAAACATATCGTGTCCCGAATTGCTTTGGATTGAAAAACACTACACACTCGAGCAACAGCGTAAAATTATATTTGTGCACTGGGATCACAGTTTAACTGACTATTACGAAGGGAATATACAATTTGTTGAATTTCCAAGTCATAGTTATGAATTAGTTAATCAACTCAAAGAAAGATGGCACGAATGGAAGGATGTGCACAACAAAGACATCAAGTATAATTTTATTTGTTTAAACGGTCAACCAAAGCCGCATAGAAATAAACTTTTTGACCTACTGCGATATGAACCAACTGGATACACTACACACGGACACAAGCAACCCGCGCCGTTTGCTTTGTATGTAAAGTACGACTGGAACAACACTAACAACTTTATTAATCTAATGCCATTATATCAACAAGCCAAGACTAGTATCGTGAGTGAAACAATATACTCTGACGGCCCAGGGATTATTACTGAAAAAACATTGTTAGCTATTGCTGCTAAACACCCGTTTATGTGCATAGGACACATCAACATACATCAAGAAATTGCTGAACGAGGATTTAAAAATTTCAATGATTTGTTTGATTTGAGTTACGACACACTAGATGCAAACCACAGATTGGATGCAGCTATAGATTTAAACTTGCCAATGCTACAAGATCCAGATTGGGATACTAGTGCAACAATTGAAAAAACTGAACACAATTTTGATTTTTTAATGAATGATTATACTAAAAGCATTGAACAACGTGCACAAAAGCAAATATGCAAAATCATGGACCAAAGTTATTGGTAAGCCACTTTTCAACATCTCCGGTTAAGTTAACCATCATTGCATCTTGGCTGTTAAAGAAACTAATACGATGTTTACCGTAGTAATACGGCCAACTTATTTTGCGATCCAACCCTAGTATGACTCGCTTGTTATGTCGATTCCACCCTTCGGGTAACTCAAAATCCCAGTGCTGAAATTTTAATTTTTTCATTATGTGAAAGCCAGTGGCAGTTAATCTAAGTCCGCCCGAGTCTCGGGTGTTGTACCACCAACTATTAAAAGCTGACTTGTAGTCATACTCGTTGTCAGCATTTCCGTGCAAGTCCAAAAGAAGATGTGTTAATTCTTCCTTATTTCTCTTCACTGTAGACAACTTCACCTTTAGTGAGCATTACCACACTAAATTTATCTGTTTTAAATTGTATGTTTAATTTTTTAGCTAGGCTAATAGCATGCCCTGGGTTAGCAAAGCTAACTTTCTTATACTTAGGACCAGGGTACTGCACTAGCATGTTTGATGTTTTCAAATTAATCGGTGACTTGTTGTAGTATACTGCCCAGATACCTTCACTGCCAAGAACTTGTTCGGTTTTATAGGTAGCTTTATCAGTGATCTCGGCTAATATAGTAGGTTTAGGTCTGCTCATGATTTGTTATCTCCACAGTTATATTTATGATAACTGCGTAGATAACTAGGTTAACGGCTTAGTTAATTACCATTCTCCGCCACTTACTTCAACTTGAACCACTTCCTGATTGTTAGAATTTTGCTGCAATAATTCAATATCTAACAATAGTTTAGTAATATCTCCGTGTAAGTTTTTTGCATCACTGAGCGGCCAGACAAAGTCATCAACCCCTTTGGCATCACATGCTTGCACACGATCAATAAATTTTCGTATATACAGCCCGCTCACTTGTAAGTAAACCCATCTTCTTCCATTGCTGGACCGCGATAAGGATAACGTTCAAGCAAAATAAGTTTAGGACAAAACTCAATAGTAGTCTTGCCATTGACAACAATTTGGTACCAACCAGCTGCATACCAGCTTTTTGATTTAGGTTCTTTGGTGTAGATAGGCAAACGAGTGTTTACATTATAAACAGCGTTGTATGGCTTTGCGTCAGTTTCATATCCGTTGATTTGGTTTTCAGGATTAACAACTTTCTCTTGCTCATCCTCAAACGAAATCTTTGTAATATCACGAAGTGATTTGATGGTTTTATAGTTTGTGACACCGCTGTTTGTGCGCAGTATATAACCACCTTGGGCTTTTTCTACACTTCCGACTTTGTGATCTTGGTCTTTAACAATCCAAAATTTACCAGCAACAACTGGTCTAGCAATAGTTTTGTTCATTTTAATTTTCCTTTGTCATTGTTGCAATACTCCTTGGTATCGCTGATTAAGCCAACGACCGTATTGCTCAGCTTGATCACTGAGTCGACTGAGTTCATATTTACCACAAAATTTTAAGAACTTCGAACCAACTTGTCCAATATCTTTGTTAGTAACTTGTGAAATAATTGCTTGATCAACCCTGTCTTTAACGTCATCGGGTTGTGCACAAAGATCAATTAGCTGTCGATTACGATTATAATCATCTAGCACACGATGCTCGTCGCCGTTGTGATCAGTCCAACGCTGCAACATCATGTTGTTCCATGCATACCCTTGCTTAACACGATCTTCAAATGCTTCTAGCAATCCTACTTTATTCTTAGTACCTTTTTTACGTACACCAGGATATGCCGAAAATACATTGTCGCTGCTATCGCCACGCATGCACTTTTCAAACAACAACCACTCTGGGTCGGGTATAGCTTTTGGTTCTTTAGTCTTTTTATCTAGCACTTTTTTACCCTTACTATCGAAGATGCCCTCTATAGTAATCAAATGGTCAGTAATACCGTTGAACTGTTTTACTTTATCTGATAGCAGCTGGTAAAAGTCACTGTCACTGCTGATGATAACATGTTCATCATCAGGGTGCAAATGTATCCAACGTGCTATAAGATCGTCTGCTTCTGCGTTAGGTTCTCTTAATACACTGCAATTTGTCTTATCTTGCAAGTACTTATTGAAGTCATCAAAGGTGCTCCAAAAAAGTTGTTCTTCTTCTTGCTGTGCTTCTGTGAGAGCATCACGAGCTGCCTTGCGATTTGCTTTGTAAGGCGTATAGTGATCTTTACGCCAGCTGCGGCCTTCCAAACAAAATACAACGTGGTCTGCATCAAACTTTTTGGCTACTTTGTTAATAGCTGCCATACTAATGTGTAATGCGTATCCTACTTTTTCCCAAGGATCATTTGCACGAAATGCAACGTGTCTTGCACGAAAAAACATGTTAGCAGTGTCGATAAGTAGATATTTCATACCAAGCCCTTTGTTGTTATAGTACTATACTAACACTATAATGTTAGTATGTCAACAGTTATATTCAACTACTTTAACTTTATATCCACGATTTTGTTCCCAAATTTTGGCTGCATCACGAGCTTGATCGATGTTGCTGTATAGCATAGGAACCAGCAAATCACAACGTCCTGTGTCTTCGGTGAGGTAAATCCAATCATCTTTTGCTAGCATTACTTTAATTGCATACTTCATTTATTCTCCTATACAAGATTGTTAGCAACTATGTACTTGGTTAGATATTGTGCCCATGCCCTGTGCCCATCTGGCCCGTAATGCCAGCTTGTTGGACTAACAGTGTTGCATGTATTACTTATCACTGCATTGTACGTCGATTCTGGATCATATGGATCTATATAACTATTTTCCCATTCTTTGCGGGACGAAACGTTTTCAAAATGATTGTTTCCATTGAAGAACACATGCTTGATTCCTAGAGACTCGAGTTCCAAATGAAACTGCCAGATTTTTTCATGCCATTCTTGTGTTATGGTATGCCAATCTATGTTTGCAATAAACTCTTTGTATTGTTGTTGGTGCGACTCGGGAACATCGTCGATACCAGAAGCATTTAATTGGTAGTATTTGCCATCGATTAGCCATTCTTGGCGTTCCCATGTACTCCATTGTATAATCATTAATGTTTTATACAAATTGTGTGGATTTTCTTCTACCCATTTACGTGTAGTCCTAATAATACGATCGTTACTACTAGCACTTTCTGCATCACACTTGAATCCGCAACTGAGCCGCTGGCTTAGTAATTTACCCCAACTTTGTGCAATATTATCTGGATGCGGCAGTCGTTGCATCATCCAGTACTTTGGATCATCGGCTGCAAACGCATGTGGATTTACGCATTCTGCGGCTGCGGTATGACTGTCGCCGTTAACGTATAATATCATTTTACTTCTGTGTATCCGTCTCCGAGATCACGCTCTCTTGTAAAGCGTACTTCAGGATCTGCTTGGTATTGCTCGTACGTTTCCATAACAACATTGCGGCATACATTTTGAAACCAACGATCAACAATCTCGTGATCGGGTTCATTTGGCTGTCCTTGGTAACCAGCTCTTACAAGATTTGCTATAAACTTTTCATTCCAGTCAAGTTCAAATGCACCTTGATCGATGTCACCTTCGGCAAGTTCCATGCTTAGTACAGCAACATAAGGCTCGCCCTTTTCGGTGGCAATCTCTTTGTCAGTTTTGATTACTTTCTTAGGTTTAACAGCAGGCTTGACTTCTGGTTTTGTTAAGCCTAGTGTCTTTTTAAATTTATCAAACATGCGTAGTCCTTTTAAATACTGGGATAGGCTGCATCTTATGCAAATTGCGTTTGCGAATCTCAAGATATTGTTTTACTTGAGTTTTGTCTTCTTCACCAAGCGATTCAACATCAATGCCCTGCTCGTCAATGTCCATACATTTTTCTAAATCACTGTAGCTCATGCCATGCAATTGATCTTCATCTACTCGCCCATCATCCCACAATCCATCTGTGGGTTTGGCATCGATAATTTCTTGGCTAACCCCAAGTTGTTTACCCAATGCCCATACTTCGGTTTTTGTTAAGTCTGCAATTGGAGAGATATCAACTCCTCCGTCTCCGTACTTAGTATAAAAACCTACTCCAAAGTCTTCTACTTTGTTGCCTGTACCAACTACAATACCGCCATGTGTTTGTGCTTTTTGATACAGTGTCATCATGCGTAATCTAGCACGACTGTTTGCTAGTGCCAGCGGAGAATAGGCATGTTGAAACAAGTCTTCAAACTTCTCAAATACATCAGTGAGGTCGATTGTTTCAAAGCTAGCGTTCATGTACTGTGTGTTTAGGCGCAGGCAATGGTCGATACCTAAGTCTGTTTGCTCTACTTTTTGTCGAATTGGCATAACCAAGCATAGCGTAGGCATACCAGATAACGCACACAGTGTACTGACAACAGCACTGTCGATTCCGCCGCTAACACCAACTACTAATTGATCAATTCTGTTTTTAAGTGCATAGTCTCTAATCCACTGCGGAATATCTTTTGTTAAATCACTCATAATTGCTTTCTTACTTTTTCGTATTGTTCTTCGGTGATCTTTTTGCCTTTAAGATAATTCATATCTTCTTTGTTAAGTCCCCCAGGCATTTCCGAATAAGCTAATGTGGAGTCGGGGAGTGAATCTCCATCCTTCGTCCATACACGCTTGGGCAACGTCATTAACATTGAGGGAATATTCTTCACTGCGACCGCCCATTGGCATAAGATATACTGGACATTGTACCCCGGCACTTTGATAAGCACTGACAGCTCTTTTGACTTCAGCAAAATCATCTTGATCAGCGACAACAAACTTGAAATAAATGTTGCTATCAGTAACACACTGATACTGACTAGCAACATTAGGTTTAATAGCATCTTCCCAAGATTCTCCACTAACACTAAGTTTCGGGGAACAACTCCAAGTGACGTCAAACCTCTCTTGGTTGTTGAGATAGTCAAAGAAATCGTCGTGTAAATATTGTGTAGTGTTTGTTTCAAATGTAACATTTTTCAAGTCCTGCATGCGTGGGTGTTCAAATAGTTCTACGTAAAGTCGTTGCCAAGCAAGTAATGGTTCACCGCCGGTTAAGATAAGATGAACGTCTTGTCCATTGTCTTGCACCCACTTTCCATTGGGAGTAAGCGACAATAGATGTTCAACAACTTCGTCGATTGTTGCTTCTTTGTTAAAGTGCTTAAACTCGGGATAGATACTTGCATATGTATCACAACCTGTATGAATAATAGGCAGGTCGTTAAACTCCTTGGTTGTTTTATCAACTCCAGCGTCCAATAATGCTTTTACTTCCGCATTGTAACGTTGCCCGCTTGCATGTTTTTCTGCACGACTAGGCTCATCTTTACCAAGGCCAAAGTTCATACAACGCAAGTTACAACCAAAGGTGCGCAGGAACACACTAGGTACTCCTACAAATTTGCCTTCACCTTGTACAGAATAAAATGCTTCCGAATATCTTAATTTCATTTCGATACCTCTTCGTTCGGATCCCAGCGTTTCCACCATTCTTCCCAAGGAAATACAATCCAGCTTGGGTCGTCAACTTTGTTAATTTCTTCAGCGCAATACCTAATAGGTAATTTGCTTTCACTTGCAGTATTATCATACAACACAGCAATTCGTACTGTGTCTTCCCACACAAGATTCCATAAATGTTCGCTGTTATCTCTACTAGGAGAACAACTAGCTTCCCAATCTTGCTTGATCCAGTTCAACGTAGCACCGCTGTCGTTAATATCGTCAACAATGAGGATTTTCTTTTTAAGAGATGGGTCCCAACGTGCGCCAGAGATGCCAGTTTTAGCTTCATCATTGTAGCCAAACGCTTCTTCGGCCATCCAGCAGTTACTTTCACAATCTTCTGGTTTACCATCTCGCAATCGAACATCCAGTGTGTACATACGTACATCAAGATACTGACTTATTAAGTTTGCAACTGTTAACCCGCCACGTGTAATGCCAACAACATAATCCGGCTGCCAATTGTCAATTTGTAGTTGACGCAGTATGTCTTGAGTTTGTCGTTGCACATCATGCCATGTTACAAATACTTTTTTCACACTTTTCTCGCTTTTACCATCATATGCCAACCTAGGTATTCGTTAACTGCTTCACGCATTTCCTTGCTCATAGCAGCAAACCAGGGTTCTAACACATAGTTTCCTTTCTTGTACTCTTCTATATTATACATGAAACAGTGGCTTTGGCGCAACCTTTCAATTGTCCATTTTGTAGTAGGCAACAACTCATATATCTCGTCTTTGCTATATGCTTGTGCATAAGGACATGCATCTTGTGCTTCGTATTGATCCAGACCTTTTTGTATCATTGCCATTTTCCAAGAGTTTTTAGCATATACCAGAAGACGCAACTCGCCGCCGTCAACTAGTGCATTGTGCATGTTGTTCAAGCTCAATTCAATGTCTGGGAAATGATGTATCACTCCCATGCTGTATACAAAGTCAAATTTACCAAGATCGCTAAGGTCATCCTGTACATTGCGCACATGAAACTCTCCGGGTAATCCTAGTACATCGAATCTCTGTTTACAAAGGTCGATGCTTACACTAGAAAGATCAATGCCTACATATTCAGCTCCGTGTTTAGCAAATTCTTCAGCTTCGGTTCCAATGCCTGATCCTATTTCAAGTACTCGTTTTCCTTGCCATTGGTGATATCCAGCAAATTCACGTAGATGCGGCTCAACTTTAAATCGTCGATTGCTAACTTCGGCAAAAAATTCTTTAGTACCAACAGGGCTAATTCCGTGATTGATATTACACGGCTGTGCATTCCAGTAATCGGTAATGCGTTGTTTTAAATCACTGCTCATATTTCCAAGTTCCTAAAAATCCTTTGGGATCGTGTTCCCTCATACGTGTCCAGACATCATACTCGCCTGCTCGTGCCTTGTCAAGATATCCGTTGTCTTGTCCGAGACGTTTGCGGAACCATTCCATTTTGTAACCCCATACAATTCTAAGTTGTGCAGTTGGGGGGTAAAGAAAATCTTTAGGATTAGACATATCGCCTTCAAGTCGCTCCGGCTGACGCTCTGCATATGTTTCGTCGTCGTTGTTGCCAGTTAAGTCAGCTCTGTCGTGGATGCACTCGCTTTTGAGTTGAATCATTGCATCACATATATATGCTACTTGACTAATCCATCCGTCGGTGATAACGTGCGGAGATACACAGCCAAAAAGTATCAACCAATCTCGGGGAATAACCGGAAAGATAGCATATGGATGACCGTGATTATCTGAGAATCTTTGTACTGCAAATTGCCCTGAATGGCTGAGAATTTCAGTGTCCCATCCCTTGCTCACCATTATAGCATCATCATTCCAAACACACAGCCATTCGCCTTTACTATGCTGGGCTAATATATTAGTGTATTCGTTTAGTCGATGATATCCCATTCGAGGTTGTGTAAACACATACAGATCTAAATCTGCCTTTTCAAAATATGGAATCATATCACTTTCAACATAGTCAATAGTCTTTTGATCATCGTCGTCAATTGCAATCATGAATTCAATATCATGCGGGTTATCAGCAGTATCAATCATGCTCTGCATACTGCTCAATGCTTGTACTGGTCTCCCGCGAGTTGGGAACATTACAGATATTTTCTTACTTGGATTAATTTGAAATGCCATTATCTTTTCTCTATGATTTTATCAGCCAAGCCCCATTCGACTGCTTCGGTTGCAGTAAGGAATGTATCAAACTTCATGGTCTCTGACATTTCGTCATATGTTTTGCCGGCTGTGTTGTGCTTAACGTAAAGCTCTGTAAGGCGTCGATTTACTTTTTTGCTCTCTTCCATGCTGCGTACTGCATCTTCAAACTGTAGCTCTTGTACATACACACTACCGCTTGTCCCACGTGTGCCCGAACTTACACGGTGAATCATTGTTCGTGATTCTGGCAATACAATACGCTTGCCTGCTGCACCTGCTTGTGCAAGGAATGAGCCCATGCTGCATGCTTGTCCGATAACTACTGTGGATACATCGCACTTGATAAATTGCATGGTATCGTAAATACCAAGTCCTGCACTTACCTGCCCTCCTGGGCTGTTGATGTAAAGCAGGATATCTTTGTCTGGGTCTTCGCTTTCTAAAAACAACAACTGCGCAATGATTGCATTGGCCATGTTGTCCTCAACTGGACCATTTAACATGATAATACGATCTTTCAACAACCGACTGTAGATATCGTATGCACGTTCGCCTTTTGAGGTAGTTTCGACTACCATTGGAATTAAGGACATTATTCAGAAACCCTTTCTTTGCGTACAATAAATGGTGTGTAAATTGCGCTGTTAGCACCGTGCTCCATGCATTCTGCAGATTCGCACCAACAACGATTGTCTGTTGCTTCTCTAATAAGTTTATCAGCAAACTTCCATGCGTGTTCTGCAAACTTCTCTGCACCCACTCCGTCTAGTACTGTAACTTCTGCTAGACCCATGTTTTCAAGTTCTGCAAACTTGTACAAGAATGGATCTTCTCTATCAATTACTGTCTTATGGTCAAATGTATCTTCAAGCCAAGCTTTTAACGGTTTTAATCCGCCAAAGTCTACAGCCCAATTTTTATTGTCTAGCTCGCTGCACCCAAATGTAAACTTGAAACCTAAACTATATCCGTGCAAGAATTTACAATGTGAATGGTCTGCATGTGGTTGACGGAACACCGCTGAAAGCCCGATGTTGTGTCCGTAAGTTTTTGTTGAATAATGTGGCATTCTATTTTCCTTAATGTAACAGGTCAGAATGTTTTAAGACGGATGATCCTTCGACGTCTATAATAGTTATCAGTTCTTCCAGACGTGTGCAGAATAACCTTTACCGTTGGTATCTCCGCCCTGATTGTCTAGTGCTTCTCCATCGTAGGACACACCGTCGATGATGTCTTCTCCGTTTGGATATTCATTGCAGTGGAACATCAGTTTCTTAGGATCAAATTCGCCCACGGTTTCAATGATAGCATCAAAAAAACTGCCTTTTTCACTGCTATACATTTGTAGTACGTATTCGCCTTGTTCGGCAAACTGTTCACCTTCACCCCAATCAGTGCCTTCGAACTCGTAGTTAGTTTCTTCTTGTAACTTGTCAACTAAGTCGCTTACACGTTCGTCAATTACATCAGCAACATGCTTGCTCATGTATTCATCACTGTCAACTTCGTTGATAATAAGGTAAGCACTTCCGTATTCTACACCGTACTGATGACAATACTCATTTTGTGCTTCGTACCAAGGTGATTTGAATGTTTCTTTACCATAATCAGTTAGAAAGTCTGCTTCTTTTGGAACAGTTCCTAATTCATCGTAATCACAATCGTCTGGGTCATCATTGGTTAGATACTCTACCAAGTCGCTGTCGTGATGCTCTTCTATGTGTGCTTTCCAGAACTCATATGCTTCTTTTGAAATATTAATATATGCACTTTCGCCGCCATACCCTCCAATGCTAAGACGATAGTAGCGTGGACCTTTGATAGTGTCAATTAGTTCTTGTTTTTGTTCAATACTAGCCATTTGTATAACTCCCTGCGCCCGGAATAACATTGCGAACGCCCCCTGTTGGATCTTCTGTGTCTCCGTCTCTACGGAAAATCAAATGTACATGCGGATACATACAAGTTTGTCCAGCACTCTCGCCGATGTTGATGCCAACATTGTATCCAGTGATTTCATTGTTTTGTACTTGAACATTTTCGTGTCCCATGGTACATGCATATTTGAAACACTTCATAATGCTATCCAGTGTAGCGTCACGAGGTACAACAAGAGTATGCCCCGGAGTAACTGGAAAGCCATCATTAAAAATTACAAAATCTCTAGTTTCAAACTGCACATTAGTCCAAGGTGCTCTGCCCTCTGCTTGGGCCACGGCTAACGTATCTAGTCTATCCATTGTATTCTCCGCTGTGTAGAAACTTATTGTACTATGTTTAATAGTATGTGTCAACCTTTTTCAAGTAAGCCGTGCAGTGATTCAGAGTCAATGGGAAAAGTATTTAGACTGTCGCACTTTATTTCGTAACCTAGTGTTCTCAACCGTTGTTGCACGATAGAAGCAGCAACTATGTTTAGTTCTTTCCAACTAAATGCAATATTGTTAATAGTATTATCAACGACTTCATCTAGTAAATTAAACTCGTTTATTACATATTGTTGTTTTTCTACCCACTCGTTGATGAACAGATCTATGTTACCTGTTGCCTGTATATTACAAAAATCAAAAATACGGGTAATAGCATCTTTAGTCTGAAATAATAACTCAGTAGTCGATACTTTTAAAAAACTATCCGGTGCTTCGTGTTGCGAGTTGATCCATTGTTGTACGTATGTGACATAAAATAAGCTCATCCATTCCCGCCACTCCCAGGGTTGCATTTGACTCCAGTGTGTGTACTCGCTGTTCCATTTTACAATGTCACATTCATTTCCGATAGCAAAGGTTTCGAGACCCAGCTGCCGCTTTTGTCCTACTGCAATCTTATGGTACTGGAATAATAAGTTGAGTTCAGCTGCCCGTAATGAATCTGCATACATTAATATATTTTTACCAGAGGATTTAAACGGGTACGTTTCTAAAATTTTAGAAAGGGTGCCGTCTCTAGTTGGATATATGGGAGTGGCTATTTCTACGTCTATGTTTTGATCATAAGCTGACATATTAAGTGGATGCCAAGATTTTGCAAACCCGTGGACAGAACCGTCGGGTTGTAAACTAAGATCTAACAGTTCTGGATTTGTGAAATTATTACTAAACTCTCTCAGCATATACTCAACTGTTGAGCCAAACATACCTGGCACAAAAAATACTGAAATCATTTACTTTCCACAGGAAAACTCTTGTTGTAACTTGATGTTGTCAAAGAATTCTTTCTTTGTACCAGAATCTTCCTTGAAACTACCTTTAAGTACAGTTGTTTGCGTAAGACTACTATTTGCCATAATGCCACGATTCTCACAACAACCGTGAGTTGCTTGAATGTACACACCTAGGTTTTCTGCACCTGTTGCACTAGCAATCTCACGTGCAATATCATTTGCAAGTTCTTCTTGCAGTGTGCCACGCCGAGCGCACCACTGTGCAATACGTGTATACTTGCTCAGTCCAATGAGTTTGTCTGCGGCAATAATACCAATATACGCTACACCGCTTACTGGCTGGTGATGGTGACTACACATACTCTTTAGTTCCGAACGAACAACTAACATACCTTCATAGCGATCATCGCTATCATTAGGAAATGCTGTTGCGCTAGGCATAGGATCATAACGTCCTGCCATAATTTCATTAAAGTACATCTTAGCTAGTCGACGTGCTGTACCTTGTGAGTTAGGATCGTTGTGTCTATCAATCAGCAGTGTGTCAAGTACAGTTTCAAATGCTTCTGCTGCTTCATCAATAAGAAGATATTTTGTTTCGGTATCAACATAGTCTGAAATGTTATCGCCGGCCCAGAATCGTTTGCCTTCTGCTGCCATATTATCACGCAGAATTTGCGATGTTGTTTTATTTGTCATTTGTTTCTCCGAGTTAGGGTCGTGGATGACCACAATTGTTTATATTGTAATGTATATTTAGACAGGTGTCAACTTAGTCGGTAATTTTTATTTTAGTGAGATCTGGGTAAGTTACTTTTTGTGTATCTGGATCTTTGAGTTGATTAGCAGCCAGCATTTCCAATCCTTTGACACAATCCTCAATAGTAGGACGATAATGGTACCCGACTTGGAAGTTAATTTGGTCTTGCCACGGGCTTATGCTTAAATCTCTGCCATCGTAACTAGCACGTTTCAGCCATTGATATTCTTCTTCTTTGTCCAACAAGATTGCACCACCGTGCCCTATTTCCAGTGTTTTGCTGTAACCAAAACTCAAACACTGTTGTTGCCCTGGACGATACATACCACGTTCAAAGCGTCTTGCACTATCCCAAATATTCGTTGGAGAAATTTTATATTCTCCTTCCCATTCATATTCGTCCATTGAGTATGGTAATGCAAGTTTATGAAATATCATTGGTACACTGAGGTAAGTTCTTGCGGGAATTCTACCTCTTAGTAGAAACTTTTGTTGCCGTCTCAGACACAACTCAATCGCATGTGTGCAACAATCTGTTAACACAACATAAGGTGCGCCAGTGAATTCGCTTAGTGCTTGCTCAAATTCAGTAAACTTAGTGAAGCTCACGTGTGTACCACTTCCACGCATGTTCAACAATATCATCAACATGATATTCGTTTTGCCAGTTTGCTACTTCAAAAAACTTTTTGTTGTCAGCAACTAGTACGTTAGGATCACCATCACGCATCGGTCCTTCGATTATTTCACGGGGTTTGCTGTTAGATACTACACAACATTTGTTGATAATTTCTAGATTGCTAGCACCGAGTCCAGTTGATAGATTGTAAAATCCAGCTGTTACCCGATGTTCTGTTGCATAATAGTGCGCTTTGGCAATGTCTGCAACATGTACATAATCACGCACACAAGTTCCGTCATCTGTTGGCAATCCTACACCATTGAGTGTAAACACCTGATTATCTCTAATAGCTTCCATTACTCGTGCAATGATGTGTGTAGCTGACTTTTCTTGCCCGTGACGCCCAAGTGGATCTGCACCGGCAGCATTAAAGTAACGAAATCCAACATAGTTAATGCCATATGCATGACTGTATGTTTCCAGCAGTTGCTCTACCATGTATTTGCTCATGCCATAAGGAGATATTGGAAACTTAGGATCGTCTTCATGTATGGGTGTTGCAATTGGATTTCCATACACCGCAGCACTACTTGAAAAAATAAACTTGCTGTGAATTTTGTGTTCTACCATATAATCCAACAACGTTTTAGTAGCAATAAAGTTGTTGTCATAGTATGTCTTTGGATCCATAAGACTGGGTCCAACTAAACTTGATCCTGCACAATGCACAATAGCATCTGGGCAATGGAAACTAAAACATTCTAAACCAGAAGGCGTTACATATGATTCTTCGTAGTACGAGTCATACCATTGTACAAGGTGCGAACTCAACGGTCGGCGATCTATGCCAATAACTGTCCACCCTTGTTCTTTGAAATAGATTGCTGTTTGTCCACCGATGTACCCAGCAGCACCGGTAATGATTACTTTTTTGCTCATAACTCGATCTTTTTTACTGCATACTTTGCACTAGCTACGTGGTCTCTATAACGATTACCAGTGCGTAACCACTCTTCGCCATTGCCTTCCATAATGTCCACAATTCGATCAATTGTGCCATCTGTCCAGTCACTAATTAAACCCATATTGTGATGTGGGTACCGCAACAGATTAGTTAGTTTGTTTTCGGCATCATCAATACTCCAAGGGACATACAGTCTATCGGGATCGTTTGCAAATGTTTCTGGAAAGCTTCTATATGCTGGAAATAATACATTACATCCTAGGGTGTCTGCTTCGCTTACTGTATTGGATACCCAGTCTTGCAATGCACAGTTAAACAACACACGACTGTCGTTAACGATCTTATAATACTCATCCTTTTTAAGATTTTCATGAATCTCTAAGATGCCTTGATCTTGCAGTTTTCTAGCACGGGTAATGTAATCTGGATTGTTTGACCGCAATGGACCACCTTGCAGAATAGCAAATGTTTGCTTACCCGGATAAATTTCACTATATCGTTCCACTAGATCCATAAAGAAGTCGGGTTGCTTTTCTTGATCGAATCTTGCTGTGAATACAATTCGATTAGCACGTTCGTGGAAAGGTTTTATTGCTTCTCCTACACGTTCTTGCACTTCTTGTTTGCCAAATGCAAGCCCGGATACATTGTAGATAGGTGCTTCCCAGCCTGCAATTTTCATGTGTGCTACCATTTCTTCATTGGTAGCTAACACTGTTGCAAACTCGCAAACCATCTTTTCGTACAATCCCATCCACTTTGCCATGCCCCAAACATGAACAAAATCATCAGGGTCAATTGCTTGTGCCAGGCATCGAACAAACACTTTTGGACGTTGATCCGCTGGGATCTGATCCATTATGTATGGAAGACTTTCAATGCCTGGTTGAAACATGTCTTCAAAATAAACTGCATCTTCACCGGTGCATTCGCCGTTGCGCATCATCTGTACAAGATTCATAATCTGGCTCATGCCAAAGTAACTGCGACCGTGTGCATCGAGCACTTGGCCTACGCTAATACTTTGTGTATCGTCGATTGTTTGTCCGGTAACATAAACAACATCGATTCCTCTGCGATCGAAGACACGTTTGTTCCAATCAGTTAATTGAAGGGTATAACGTGCCTCGTAGCTTTCGAGGCCCATGTAGAAGAGTTTACGCATAGTTTATCTCCGGCCGTTATAAGGAGTACGGCTTTGATTAGAGTTGTTTCGACTGTCGTTAGAGCGGCGAGGACTATGCCCTGCAAAACGCTTGGCATCTTCCTCCCACATATTTTTACAGTTTTTTCCAGCTTGGAATTTACGGTATTGTTGGTAGGGGTATTTTTTATTGTTATAAAGATCTTCGGGATTAAAACGATACCCATAATCTCTACAGAACGCAAGATATGAATCAAGATCGTTCCACACTTGTGTTGTTCGGAAATTTTTATAGTTAGCCATTGTATATTCCTTGATGACTAGTTAAAATAAATGTAGCCAATTTATTGCCTACAAATATATTTATACACTGTTTTTTATGTTATGAATTATTGTAATGAATTGTACAACCGTTTTCGCCATCTTCACTGACTTCGATAACAACATTGCGACCTGGGTATTTGCCGGCTACATTAAGATAGATATCGTCTGCAATCATTTCACAGCTTTTGTAATCCAGTGACAAAATTCCATCGCCAAACAGTTTTTGTAACCAGCGTGAAAACTGGATAAACTCAATGTCTCTGTCGTTGTGGAATACATCAATCCCAACACGGAAATGAAACATGTGCCTATGTGGGTGTCCTAGAAACGATACATCATCCCAATCGCCTGTTGCTAATTTAGGATCAGTTAACGCTGCTGGATATTTGTGAATACCCTCTTTGGTAAAAGTTACCCAAATACTACGTTTTGCTGTTGTCATGGATACATTAATTACGGTGCGTTCATCTTGGTTCATTATACTACCTTATCTTGTGTGTAAGCACTCCACGGAGTGAATTTTTCTCTATCCATTAAGTTGTGCAGACTATGGCACCACACTCCCGGATTTGATGCATCAAAATCAATGTCATCAACTTTAACCATTGCGTTATATCCCCATTGGGCTACATATGGAATAGACACACGTAGTTGGGGAATAAAGTAATGACTTTCAGTCAGACCGCAGTCTAAGAACCATTCTAGATTGATATTGCTAGGAATATCTAAACTGCACAGAATATCAAGGTCTAAAAACGCATAAACCATTTGTTCCCATTCCTCAAACTCGTCTGATTCTACAGGATGAAAACTATGATTAGCGCCAAAGAAAATGTGCTGACAGTTGTTAGCCTTGTACTTGGCTAATATACTATCAAACGGCTGAACACCTACTACAAACAAGGTTTTTAATCCGTGTGCTGGTGTACGTTCTACTTCAGTTCCAACAAAGTAGTTAACACCGTCATGTCCTTCACGATCCATCCTTGATTCCTAACTGTGTTTTTAGTTTCATCATCTCGTCTTTTACTGCAAGTTTTTTCTTCTTGATACTGGTAATAGTTTCAACAGAGGTGCTATCACTTTCGAGGTACGATATTATGTCGTGCAATCGTTTGTGTTCCTTGACTAAGAATTCGTAGCGTGTTTCTGGAGTTGCCATCTTATACCCTTACTATGTGTTAATATTATACACTAACTATACCATGCTGTCAAGTAAATCTAGTGCATTTTGATCTAAATCTATTTCTTGCTCTGGTTCTTCAACTTCGAACAAACTGTTAAACTGTGTTGCTGCATTAACAATACGCTTTCCTGTAAATCCTCGTGTACCTTTAACACTATCCCAAAATTTGCTGTATTCATTGATAATGCTCATGCTCTTATCAAAGTCTTTTGCTGCAAATACACGCTCAACAACATCACGGAACAATATTCTATCAAATGTTTCTTGTACTAACATAGCAGGAATAACTCCAGCATCGTATTCTCTGTTGGCACGTTGCACCGATTCGATGTGCATCCATACATTGTGCCCCATAAGCAATGCATACGAAAAACTATCCCATGAAGTTTTGCCTTCTTTGCCAATTTTGTTTAGCATACCTGGGGCATAATGGCATATATCTCCGATGGTCATACGTTCTGTAATAGGACTGTTTTCAAAAAGTTTGTGCACACCGTCCTTGAGTACTGCATCTCGGAATGGTGTTGTGTCGCCTGCATATTTTTTGTTATCAATTGTGGGTTCCATTTGGTAACTCCACTTGCCACGATCTTCAATTCGAATACTGTTGTATACTTGCCCGTTTGCTGTAGCAAGAAATGGGCTTGCACAATCAAAGCTAATAGTGAAGTTTGCATTTGCATGCCGTCTTACGCTGCGTTGAATGTCAGTAAGCAAACACGCCCACTCTAGCTTGCTTGTTCCTAGGAAGTGCATCCAGTCATGCTGTCCTTTTTCAAGTAATCCTTCGTGTATAAGTGTAACCAAACGTTTTAGAACCAGATGTACATCACACATGTTTTGTCCACCCATTGCCCAGCCGTTGAATGGCCGATCCATCTTGTCACTACAAAAGCCTTTCATTTTGTCATACCAATGATCTGCTTCCTGGTGATTTGATCCTTGCAGCACGTTTAACACCTTTAGATCGCCGCCGCGATTTGCCATCCAAAATTCGTTGTTAAAGTGTGTAGCTGTTACTGCATCATCATAACTATGAATCCCGCACAGTGCACTTGCTTTTTTATCTAAGTAAGTCCATGTTGGAATATCCATAGTCATGCCGTGTGTAGCAATTCCGTGTTGCCATGCAATAACTTGTTCACGTTTCTTCTCTGCATTTTTGTCTTTGGGATTAGCCCATTCACCGGGCCACACACCTTTGGCAATCTGAAACCCGCCACTGTCGGCTAGCATGATAGTGTCTGCTTCCCTATTACGAACCATGTCTTCTTTTGGTACATGCTTTGTTAGGTCCATGTCAGCATGCCCGGCGCTATACAAACTATACTTGTATGGAAAAAGCCCTTCTTTGCTGTTAAGCCAGTTTAAGCTTTCCATGTTAGGTATACCTTTGGGCAATCGATCCCCAATTATGCTTTTTGATTCATCTGGGTATCGTTCTTTGCCAATATATCCAGCATAAAAACTGCTAATAGCAGGCAAAAATATTGCATAATCATTTTGTTTTTGTGTTAGGTTATCTTGTTTTAGCATTTTTAGCCTTCGAGTCTATAGCATCCGGGACCAATTAATGTCCATTGACAATGATCGTTTATTATAGCATCCACAGTAACATACTGTTGATCCTCAGTAACTATTCCCCATTCGGGAAAAATATGAAAATTATGATCCTCAAGATGCTTTAGTTTAGTAACACCCATTGGGCCATAATGTATACAGATGTTCCAAGCCGCACCAACTATAATCCAATTGTTTGTTTTATGTTGGTGCGACAAGAACTCACTAGTACTATTTAGATAGATAGTATCATTGTCAAACGTTTCTTCGATTATTGTATCTATTGGATCAGAGTCAGTCTTTCCGCAGCAGATTTTACTTACAATAGTCAAATTGTTTAATTCTTCAACAGCTCGTTTATAAAACTGCCTTGTTGCAGTTTCGTTGCGCATTCCGTCTACTTTGGAATTCGATGCCCAACAATCAATGAATACTACTCCCCAGTTCATTACTTGCTTTGTGCTGGTAAAATATAGTTGTACACTGCAATGCCGCTGTCAACTGTAATTTTAGCAGCACCGTGATCTGAAATACGCACAGTTTTATCGCCAGTTAGATTCATAATTGAAATAAATTGCGCAACTGGCCAACTCCATGACCGTGTTAACGTACCTTCTACGTCATGTTGAAACACAAAATCACCAGCGTGTGTGCTATGATCGCCGAACAAGAACTTCAAGTGTCCATCTTCAGTTTTAGTCTGGAACGTCATCTCTTCAGCGTTTGCTTGTGCTTGCATTTTCAATCGCATGATGCTAGCTGTTGATGGCTCGAATTCAACTGACCACGGAACATCTTTCATTTTAGCATTTTTAAGTTTTTCATTAACGATCTCACTTACCATAAAGCGATAATCGTTCTTAAAGTCACCTGCTGCATTTTTAAAATGCAATCCAACTGCTGCTGCTTCGCCATTGCGCTCTTGACGAGTTACAGTAATATCTGCGCCTTCTTTGTATTCTGCAATGTTTAGTAGAATTTTCAACTTTGCTAAGTTGGGCATACCAAATGTGCCCATAAACTCAGCAACTGGCGTGTGAAACTTTGCATCTAGCACAACACTTTTGTCTTCTGCTAAGCCAGTAATAGCTGTTTCAGTATCGCTGCCTGTAATTTTAATAAGCTGGATACAGCCCAAATCATGGCTATGTTCAACCAAGTCAAGTAGATAGTCTCTCATTTATTTTCTCCGGTATGTTGTATTAAGTGTTTAATTTTGCCCAAAGTTTGTCCGCCTTTGATGCTACTTCTAGTTCCAGGTTTTTGTATTTCCAACCAGCTTACATTCTTTTCCATATCAAAGCTTGCTATTATGTCAAATCCACAGTGGGCACATGCTGATTTTACTAAGTGCCCTGGAGTATAAGTATAGTATGAATTTCTAAAACTGTCAATACCAACTGGGTAATCGCAGTTGTTATAGGTAAAAACAGCCACACCCCCGGGCTGTAAAATAGAAAAGATACTAGATAGATATTTCTCGATGAGTCTTAAAGGGCGGAAATTAAAGTAATCTACTGCAACAACTAATCCAAGTTGCCCAGCAGGGAATTCTTGCAATACATTATCTTTTGTTTCGTCGACAGTATAGTAACGTAAACGCTGTTGGTAGTCCCTTGTCCATAGTTTTTTAACTTCTCTAAACATGTCTTGGTGGTCATCGACTAGATACAAAGGGTCACAACTTACTAGAAAATCAGTAATATCACCTAGCCTAGGACCAAGTTGCAATGCAGAATATTTCCAATTAACATGCTTACTAATACGCCCTACAAAGAAATCTCGAGTACCTTGATCACCTAATAGATTTTTAAAATACTCTCGGTCAAATTTATAACCAGCATCGTCATTTAGGCCTTCTTGATAAATCTTTTCACTTTGATCAGTTAAGCACGGAACTTCTATCACAGCGAGCTCTTGATTCAAGAACGATCTAAACTCAGAAATATCTTGATGTATCTCATCTAATTCTCTAATTATATTTTTGTGTCGTTCTAGTATGCTGCGTTTAAGGTTGTTAGCATCAATGTCATATGTATTTAGATCGTTATTAATACGCTGTAACAATTTTTCAATTGTGTGCCTTGATTCTTGATAATCAAGATCAGATAACAATTTTTTATACTGCACTAATTCAACTAAATCCATTATTCAAACTCAAACAAACTATTGAACGTGTTACTAGTGTCAGTGTCTTGCTTTAGATTCCAATCTAGTACACTAAGCAAATTGTCAATTTTCTTATCAACAACGGCCGCTTCCATTTCAGCATCATCAAACGGCAACTCTTTAAACCAAGCTGGAATATGCAGCTCGTCTGTTGGATACCCAATGCTAGTCCAATTAAGCGGATTGGCTTTCAACTTGCAAACAATAGTTTTCATACCGTCGATGATACTTTGTGAATAGTTGTCACCATTCATTTTTTTCATCTGGTTCCAGTTCATTGCTGCTCTAACATGCCCTGGCATGTTTGCACGACCTAACCGCTTTTCTTCTGCTGCATACTTGGTTAAGTTGTTAACACGTTTAGGCGCACCCTTTTCCCATGCAGGACGTTCTTTAAAGTCATACTTAAAACTTTTGATCATCTCGACAATCTCAGTGCGCTCGGCACCTCCGAGTACGCTGGTTAACAATGTTAGCAAGAACTTTTGAATTACAACTGGCGTGTCGCTGCGTTTCAAATCTAATCCCATTGCTTTGATTTTGCCTTGTTTGCCTTCTACATCAAGACGTTTGCCCTCATCATCATAGATGTTGATTGCATAACGTTTCTTTGTAATGAATAGCCCACGATCAGCAACACTCTCACGACCGCCTTTGATAATTGCACCATTTTCTCGTGGCACGTGAAATGCTTGTTCCATAAATCCTGGCCAGCTTTCATTTAGCTGATCACTAATAGCATCATAGAGTTGGATACAAGTTTCTTTGTTCCATTCCATTCTGCCGGCTTCGACATCTTTCTTGATCACTGGCCATGCGCTAAAGTACACACTGTCAGTATCACCATAGATAACACTTTGTCCAGTATGATCGTATTTGCCCGTGATGCATTCGTTTACAAAACTGTCCATGTGATGTGCAATAGCCCTACCAGTTAGTGTAGTGCTTTGTCCAATACGTTTGTCAAAGAATCGACATCCTGGATTGAGAATAGCACCATACAGACTATTTAGATTAATTTTCTTCACCAACTGACGTTTATCTAAAAACTCACGCTCCTCAGGATCAGTTGATGCACGAAGTTTTGCTTGAATCTCCTGGCGTTCTCTATACCAACGTGCTAGCAACCCGGGCACAACGCCTTCTTTTTCATATGAAAAGATAGTACCGTTTGCACTTAATATCCAAGGTTGATTACTGTCAAATATAATCTTCCAAACCTCGGCTGCGCTGTGCACACTTTCTTCGCCATTTTCCCAATCGATTGTAATTTCGCTGCCGATTTCTTTGTTCATAACCGAAGTGTATTCTAACGAGCCAAACAGTCCTTCCCAGGCCATAGCAAAACTACTTTTTTTGTCAATTTTGTTCTGGATATAGCGTTCAGTCATATTTGGACGTAACTGCCCAATGATTGTTTCATTGCCCATATTCAGTGCACGAATAGCACTAGGATACAAACTGTTAATGTCGATAGCACCAATCCATTCGTGGATACCCTTTTTAGGATAAGCAACATATGCACCTGCTGCCGCAGTATCTTCACTTGAGTCTCGCTCACGACGATTGGGAACAACTAAGCCTTGCTCGTGTGCTTCATTGATAATTGCTTGCTCAGTAACAGCAACCGCACCCATTGTGGTTTGTAGCAGCACTGTGTTTGCGTGTGCTAGTTCATTTGCAAGTGCAAGAAAGCGTAGTTTTTTATCCAACTTGTCCAACAGCAATGTATCTTGCCTGTTGTATTCGATAAAAGTTTTAAAGTTCTGGTTGTACAAGTGATCCAGTGTGCCTTCGTATGCAGTTTTACGTTCGCCTAGCTCGTGTTCACCAATTGCATCCAAACTATAGCTGTGCCGCTCTTCGTATGTGTACTTTCGATACAATTGCATATAGTCCATGTGCACTCTGCCGATGAGATCAAACGTAACATTCTCTGCACCAAACCGTTCAAACATGCGTTTCTTAGGAAGTTGTCCCCACAAACAAAAACGTCTTGTGTCATCCTTGCTGAGTATACGATTTACTCGATTAACAGTGTACGGAATATCATAACCTTCGCTGTTCCATCCACTAAGCACATCTGCATCTTCAATGAGATCAAGAAACACTTTCAGCATTTCTTCTTCTTGTTCAAACAACATAGTGTTTTCAAACTCGTTGCATATTTCCTGTGCAGTTTCCCAACTCATGCCTTTTGGTGGAATAACCAGCGTAACTAGTTGTTCCATCCATTGTAAGTATACAGAGATAGCAGTAATTGCATTAAACGGATCATTTGTCGGACTATAACCACGCTCTGGATCAAAGTCAACTTCAATATCGAAAAATGCAGCTTGCAGTGTGGGCGCAGCTTGATCTTTGTAGTTCTCTTCAAAACAGCGAAACACTGGATTGATATCACTTTCAAAGATGTTTTTACCCGAATGCATGCGTAGTTCCTTGCGGAACTCTTTGTTGTTACGGGTACCTACTCTACTCACAGGACTGCCGTAAATGCTTTTGTGTTTACCTCGTGGATCCTCATAATAGAACACATAGTTAGCCGGATACTCTTTGTATATCCGCTGGCCTTCTACCCGCTCCACTACATGAATGCGATCTTTTTCTCTGTCGAACAGAGCGTCAACATAACTCATGATGATTCCATTATAATATAAGTTAAGTTAAAGTGTGCGGCCTGCTGTTGTTAGAATTTCTTCAAGAAGTTCTTGATCTTCTTTTTCAGCAGCATAGCTGGCTTTGTGTGCAATGCGAATTGCTTTTTTCAAGACACTGGGCTTGATTTGCAGTTCTTCACCAATGGCTTTGATGGTGTCTGACAGTCCTGCATTGAGTGCTTCAACTTCACTCATAACTTGCATGCCTTCATTGATAATCTGTGTTAGTTTAGTTTTAGAATTGCTGTCAAAATTCATAGTATGATCCTTATGTTTATTTGTTTATTGTATTACAGTTGTTGCAGATTGTCAATAGAATAGTTTGCCTACTCGTAAATTAGATTATGGCACTTCAAAACACTAAGGGTAGCGATATCTTTAATGTTCAGGGCAGGTCCCGCCGGCAGCCATTAGAATGCGGTCCTAAGGCTACACAACTACTTATATAGGAGTTTTAAGGATGAATTATTTTAGTTAAGTTCCACACGAGTCATGTCTGCGGCCATGTCGCCCATTGCAAGACTAATTCTTCCATTGCGATTGTATAGAAAGAACTTCCCGTTGCCTTCATCAGGGCGCATTGTAATTTTACCTATTTTGGCTTTGCCAACAATGTTCTTAGCAGTAACAGTAAATGTACGCTTGTTGTCTTTGCTAATAGCTGAATCATAGCTAATTGTAAGTTTGTAGC